CTACATTCCGAGTTCTTCTTTAGCTAACTAGCCGTTAACGATTAGGTTGCACCATAGCTCTCGCAAAATCGAAAGGAGCAAAATGTCAGCAGAACACCTCGTGATGCTTGCTGAATACTACCGGAAATACAGCGCACCGCTGCCAGTAGACCTTCAGTCCCGACTTCTGGAAGCGGGCATCGACATTCAAAAATACCAACACGTTTAAGGATACCCTACATGACTAAATTCGTAACACCCAAAGGCACAGCAGTCTGGCCCAAGCTCAACACACCCGATACAAAATTTAATGTAGATGGTGAGTATTCAGTTAAGCTCCGCTTACCCGTTGCTGACAGCTACGACCTAATCAAACAACTTGAAGGTCTGCGCGATGACTTCCAAAAGGACCAAGCCAAGACTGACCCAAAGGTTGGCCGCTATGATGTAGCCCCTGTGTATGAAACTGAGGAGGATGACAACGGAGACGTAACAGGCTTCGTCCTTTTCAAGTTCAAACAGAACGCCAAGATTAAACTGCGCAATGGTGGCACTCGCGATATGAGCGTTCCCATTTACGATAGCAACAAGGGTCCAACAAAAACTGAAGTCACCGGAGGCTCGACGATCCGCGTGGCTGGTGTCCCATTCTGTTATGCCATGCCTTCATCAAAGAAAGTGGGCGTATCTCTACGTCCTACAGGCGTTCAGATTATCCAGCTTGCTGCAGGTTTCGGTGGTGATGCCGATGCTCTGGCCATGTTCGATAAAGAGGACGGCTTTGTTGCTGATAGCTTCGACGTAGCTTCAGGTGTTGATGACCTTGCAGACTTCTAAAGTACGTGCCGCTGCCCTAAAAAACGGGTGGCGGTCCGGTCTCGAGGAGAAGGTTGCCGCTGAATTAGATAGGCACGGCATTCAGTATCAATACGAGAAGAACTCTATCTCGTTCATGGTCCCCTCCCGAACCGCAAAATACACACCAGATTTCTACATTAAAGCACGTTCCAGCAAGCTTATCATTTGTGAAAGCAAGGGTAGGTTTGTCACTGCGGATAGACAGAAACATTTACTGGTCAAGGCTCAACATCCCGAGCTTGATATTAGATTTGTATTCTCGAACAGCCGCCAAACTATCTCCAAAACTAGCTCCACTACATACGCAATGTGGTGTGAGAAACACGGCTTTCTTTACGCCGATAAACTTGTGCCAAAGGAGTGGCTAAATGAGTAACATTACACATATCATAGTCCACTGTGCCTATACACCACCAGCAATGGACATTGGCCGAGATGAAATCGACCGATGGCACCGTGAGAAAGGCTGGATGGGCATTGGTTATCATGCAGTCATCCGCCGCGATGGTACTGTAGAAAACGGTCGACCTCTTTATAAGCAAGGCGCACACGTTCGCGGCATGAACGCCAAGTCTAAAGGCATCTGCCTAATAGGTGGTATGAATGCAGATAAAACTGGCCCAGCCGTTAACTACTCTGACGCACAGATGGTATCCTTGAAAGAACTCATCGATGATTGGCGTCATAACCACTACCCAGAAGCTGTGGTTGCAGGACATACCGACTTCGATAAGGGCAAGACATGCCCTAACTTTGATGCCGCACATTGGTATGAGACAGGCGAAGTAAAGTCTATCCTTTAATAAGGTTGCACCATTAGCTCACAAAAATTCTGGCTCCGCTTCGGCGGGGCCTTTTGTATTTAAGGACACCCAATGGCCATCATTCTCTACCTACTCGGCGCTGTACTTATGGCCGAGCTAATCGTGGACGACAGCGACGAGCGAGTACCAGTTATATCATTGATAATCAGCTCATGTGTCTGGCCACTACAGGCCGTCCTCCTCTTATGGGGAGGGCTGGTTCCCGATCAACCCGAAGACTAACCCTGACAACTAGGAGAAGCTTATTATGTCACAAGCAAATACAGTCTCAACACACCTTAAACAATACGGAACTATCTCAGCACTCGAGGCTCAGAGTAACTACAGTATCTGGCGCTTGGCTGCAGTCGTTAACCGCCTTCGTAATGCAGGAACTCCAATTGTAATGCAGATGAAGACAGCACCGAACGGAGCTAAGTATGCAGAATACAAACTCCAACGACAGTGAACTCCTCCACCACGATAGCTGTGATGCTTGTGGATCGTCCGATGCTCGGGCGGTCTACTCAGATGGTGGGTCATACTGTTTCTCATGCAACAACTATAAGAAGGTAGGCTCTACTATGCAGACAGAATTTGTTCAGTCTAAACTATCTTCAGGCCTCCTGCCTTTCGGCACAGCCACATCCCTAGTGAAGCGCAAGATTACTGAAGCTACCTGTAAAAAGTTTGGCTACACAGTCGGTGAGATGAGCGGACAGCCTGTTCAAATTGCTAACTACAGAGATAAGAACGGTACTGTAGTTGCTCAGAAAGTCAGAGGGGCTGACAAGTCTTTCAAGTTTCTTGGTGATGCTAAAGCTGCGGGCCTATTCGGTCAGCACCTTTGGCGTGAAGGTGGGCGTATGCTCATCATTGTGGAGGGTGAGATAGACGCACTCTCTATGTCACAAGTGCAAGGCAATAAGTTTCCAGTAGTATCTATTAACTCAGGCAGTGCTGGGGCCAAGCGTTGCATCGAACGTGAGCTGATGTTTGTTGAGAGTTTCGACAAGGTCGTGCTGATGTTCGACAACGACGAAGCTGGTCGCCAAGGTGCGATGGAGGTAGCCCAGCTACTGACACCCGCCAAGGCACACATCGCAACCCTTGAGCTTAAAGATGCTAACGAGATGCTCGTGGCTGGTAAGGCTAAAGAACTTATCGATGCCATGTGGGAAGCTAAAGTCTATCGACCAGATGGTATCGTCGCTGGCGAGGACCTTTGGGACCTAGTCTCTGAAGTCGATAACACCCCATCTATCCCCTACCCATTCGAAGGTCTCAACACAAAGACCCGAGGTATGCGCAGAGGTGAGCTAGTCACAATCACGGCTGGTTCAGGGGTTGGCAAGTCACAGGTCTGTCGAGAGATAGCCTATCACTTGTCAGAGGCTGGCGAGAGCTACGGCTACATCGCTCTCGAAGAGAACGTCCGTCATACTGCGCGTTCGATAGTGGGCATGGCGCTCAACAGGCCACTGCATATTGATAGTGAACCTGTACCCGAAGAGGAAATGCGGGCTGCGTTCAATGCTACAGTCGGTAATTCACGCACGTATTTGTATGACCACTTCGGTAGCATGAGTACGGACAATCTATTATCTCGAGTGCGTTATCTAGCAAAGTCCTGTCATGTTGGATGGGTAATCTTAGACCACCTATCAATCGTGGTATCTGGAGAGGACGACGGTGACGAGCGTAAAGCAATCGATGTCATCATGACCAAGCTGCGTTCCTTAGTAGAGAATACAGGCATTGGTCTAATCCTAGTCTCTCACCTTCGTCGCCCATCAGGTGACAGGGGTTGGGAAGAAGGACTACAGACTTCCCTTAACGCACTGCGAGGCTCGGCTTCTATCGCCCAGCTCAGTGACATGGTGCTCGGTATCGAGAGAGACCAGCAAGGTGACAATCCAAACGTATCCACGATCCGCTGCTTAAAAAATAGACACAGCGGCGAGACGGGTTTGGGCTGTTACATTCACTACAATCAAGAGACCGGAAGAATGTTTGAGGTTCAAGAACCTGAAGTGTTTGCAGGTGACGATGGGTCACCAGACTTTTAACAAGCTAGTCGAGAGGGACAGCATATGAAACGTATACTATTTGATATCGAAACCAACGGACTACTCGATGAACTTGATGCGATACATTCGCTTGTGTTAATTGATATGGACACTGAGGAAGAGGTTAGCTGTGCTGACCAAGAGGGTTACATCTCCATTGCAGATGGTTTGTCATACCTCGAGAATGCAGAGCTTTTGGTGGGTCATAATATTCAGGGCTTCGACCTGCTCGCTTTGTATAAGCTGTTCGGATTTGAGTATCATGGTGTGATACATGACACGTTGATTATGTCCCGCTTGATCTGGTCTGATCTAAAGAACAACGACTTTGCCTACATTAAGAAACCACAGGGCAAGGACCACCCACGTAATCTGATTGGTAGTCACGGCCTTAAAGCTTGGGGTTATCGGATCGGTGAAAACAAGATTGAGTATGATGGTGGCTGGGCAGAATGGTCCGAGGACATGCAGACATATTGCGTCCAAGACTGTTACACGAACCTGAAGTTCTACAAGTTCATCATGAGTAAGAAGCCCTCACCAGCGAGTATCAAGCTCGAGCATGACTTTGCTCATGTCATCCGTATGCAAGAGGCTCATGGTTTCCACTTCGATGAGGTAAAAGCTAATGAGCTGCTGGCTAAACTACAGCGGAGACAGGCAGAGATCGGTGTGCAACTGCAGGAAGCTTTCGAGCCTTGGGAAATACGTGAACCCTTTACACCTAAAGTGAATAACAAAGCACGAGGGTACGTTAAGGGTGAGCTAACCTATAAGGTTAAAGAAGTTGTATTCAATCCTGCAAGCCGTGACCACATTGCTAACAGGCTAACCACTGTT